CGTGTATTCCGTACACTCGTCGCTGGTAAGCAAGCACTTGCAGAAGCTGTTGCTGAAGAGCCACATGTTATCTTCGGACCAATCGTTGATAAGTTGATGCGTTTCCGTCCAATCGGATGGTACGGCGTACTAGGATGGAACCGTTATCGTGACGCTTCCCTCGTACGTATTGAATCTTCTTCTTCAATTCACAACGCTTAGTAATTAAGTAAAGGCTAAGTCCCCTTAGGTAAAGACTAAGGGGCTTAGCTTCTTAACAAGGAGAATCATGGCATATCTGTTTAAGCCACCTACGGTGGAAGAAGGACCAGCAGGATTTGGTCGCCTGTTCTGGCGCTACAGAATTGCCCGTTCAAACACAATTTTAGTTTATGGAACAACCATCTATTCCCAACGTACACCAGGAGTAGATGAGACACAGGCAGCAACTTATTGCTACCTAGGTGGACATGAATATTTTATAAGCGACGTTGAAAGAACTATCTTAATCAACGGTGGCTATAGCGCTTACATTACAACGGTTTAAGGGGGCAGCATGAATCCAGGTAGATATAATATCTCCATCATTCAGGGCACAACCTTTGACCTCAAGCCAGTATGGAAAATCGGTGGAGTAGCAGTTAACTTAAGTAACTACACCGCTGATATGCAAGTGCGTTATGCAACCGATACGGCTATCATCGTTGAACTATCTACCTACAATGGCAAGATTACTATTGACGCTGCCTATGGACGAATCAACCTTCATCTTTCTGCTTCTGAGACAGCGGCTCTAGCCCCTGGCACATACCAGTATCAGCTCAACATTACTGACACTAATGCCAACGTTACATACGCAATTTTGACTGGTAACTTTACAGTAGTTGCAGCGGTGGTATACTAATGGCGGTTACCCCAGATAGTATTTCCGTTGTAGAAATACCAGTTGTAACAAATGTCTATGACATTTCCACAACACAATTAGTCACACTAGAATTAGGTCCCATTGGCCCACAAGGCCCAATTGGCAATCAAGGAAACGTAGGTAACACTGGTGCATCAGGATCAACAGGCAGTACAGGAAGCCAAGGACAGACTGGCTCAACTGGAACCACAGGTTCTACAGGAAGCACGGGCGCTACAGGTAATGCAGGATCCACAGGTTCTACTGGACCTACAGGTTCTACTGGCATCACAGGGTCTACTGGATCTACAGGAAGCACCGGAGTAACAGGTGCGCAAGGTAACACGGGTAGCACTGGTAACACTGGCCCTACTGGCGCTGTTGGTAATACTGGTTCGCAAGGGCAAACAGGTCCAACGGGATCTACAGGATTAACAGGTAACACAGGAGCCATTGGAAACACGGGAGCCATAGGTAATACTGGGGCGACTGGTAATACAGGCTCACAGGGCAACACAGGCCCTACAGGGGCTATTGGAGCGACGGGTGCTCAAGGCAACACTGGCGCTACAGGCATTACTGGCTCAACTGGTTTTACAGGTTCTCAAGGTAATACAGGCCCAACGGGTGCTCAGGGTAATACAGGTTCTCAAGGAGTCACAGGTGCAACAGGTGCTATCGGTAATACTGGTTCTACTGGTGCCATTGGTGCCACTGGCGCTATTGGCAATACAGGGTCTACAGGACCAACGGGAGCTGTTGGAAACACAGGCTCAACTGGCTCAACAGGATCTACGGGTTCAACAGGATTAACTGGTAACACTGGTGCAGTAGGTAACACAGGGGCAACAGGCCCAACAGGCCCGCAAGGATCAACAGGTTTAACTGGTAATACAGGTGCTACAGGTAACACCGGTGCTAACAGCACCGTTGCTGGACCAACTGGACAAACAGGCGCTACAGGTGCCACAGGTACAGGGTTACCTGGATTGACTGGTAGTGCTGGTGCTACAGGTCCAACAGGTCCAACAGGCCCTACGGGATCTAACGGTACTAACGGTACCAATGGAACAACAGGTCCAACAGGACCTACTGGACCTACTGGTACTAATGGAACTAACGGCGCAGTAGGTAATACTGGAGCAACGGGTAACACGGGTTCAACTGGTTTGACAGGTAATACAGGAGCAACCGGAAGTACTGGCTCTACTGGTTCTAATGCGGTTGCATATCCAGACATGCTCTGGCTTGGAGCTATGTGATAGAATAGCGTTATGCCCAAGATAGCAGTCTACTCCATTTGTAAAAATGAGATTAGACATATTGATAGATGGGCAGAAGCCACAAAGGGTGCAGACTACAGGGTAGTTTTAGACACCGGATCTACCGACGGTTCACAAGATAGGTTGCGTGAACTTGGTGTTTCAGTACATCAAGGAAACTTTCAACCGTTTAGATTTGACGATGCCCGTAATGCGGCACTTGCTTTAGTTCCTGCCGATGCAGAAGTTTGCGTGATCTTAGATATGGATGAAGTTCCTGAACCTAAATTCTTTGACAAAGTTCGCAAGGGTTGGAAGCAAGGCGCAAAACTTGGGTGGATCAGTATGGATACTGGTCAGAAGTGGGAACGAGATAGATTACATTCCCGCTTTGGATGGCGATGGAAATATCCTTGCCATGAGGTCCAGCTTTGGTATGGTCAAGGTGAAACCACAGACTGTGACATACGCAACGCTGTCATTAAACATATACCAGATGATAGCAAATCAAGAAGTTTATACAATGATCTGTTAGAACTGGCTGTAAAAGAAAATCCAACAGATGCCCGCATGTGGACTTACATGTGCAGAGAATACTATTTCTACCAACGCTGGGAAGATGTTATCCGTGCAGCGGAAAAACAACTTGAGTGCGGTGGTTGGGATGTTGAGCAAGCCGCTGTCTGCCGATGGGCAGGTGAAGCTGCTCATAACCTAGGGCAGGACTCAACTGCTTGGTATGACAGAGGTGTACAGATTCTTCCCATCCAAGGCGAGCCTTGGTACGGTGTGGCAATAGATGCCTATCGCAAAGCTAATTGGCAAAGGTGTTTAGATGCTTCTATTAACGTTTTGGAACGTACTCGTTCAACACACTATTGCTACGAATCCGCTATATGGGATTGGAAAGCATACGACCTCGCCAGTATCGCCTCTTATAATATCAGGCGAATTGATGAAGCGATAACTTTTGCAGTTGCTGCCGTCGCAGGCAATGGTCCTGAAACAGAGCGCATCCAGCGCAACTTAGACTTCTTTAGGAAAGTGAAGAATGACTCACAAGCACACAAGCAAGGTAACCCAATGGGGCGTAAACGATAAATACGATTCTATCCCGACTCAATATGGTTGCACTGAATGTTCAGAAACATTTGACAAAGCACCAGTTTATGATGAGACACCATCGGATCATAATCAGCATGATACTTATGTTGATGGTTGCTTTGGTTGCAAGGTTCTCACACTAGAATTAAATACTGGCGATGCCAATGGCAGACGCACAATGTCTCAGAAAAAATGGGATGCAGAACTAAGCGCTTATCGTGATGCTAGATCACAGGGTATTCAACCTGCTGGCACAACCATGAAGGCAATCGCTGAAGCAAAGGAAGCAAGCGACAAACTAGGTACAGCTTTTGATGCTGGCGCTATGCCAGCAGCAGAAAAGATAACCAAGAAAACCGCCAAGGTAATGAAAGAAGTAGGAGCAGCATAATGGCATACAGCGAAAAAGCCGACAAGGCACAAGATAAAAAAGTAACTAAAGGATTAAAGCCAGCGCAGAAGGCAGCCTTCAAGAAGGCAGATGCTGCAATGGATAAGAAGAAGCCATCAGCTAAGGCTGATATGAAGATGGATAAGGCTCTCGTAGCAAAGATTAAAAAGGGTAAGTAAATGGCAGCAACAAAAAAAGGTATGGGCTTCGCGAAAGCACAAGCAGGAATTGCCAAGAAGCAAGGGATTCCAATGGAACGTGCTGGTGCAATCCTCGCATCTGCAACTCGCAAGGCAAGCCCAGCAGCAAAGAAAGCAAATCCGAACTTGAAGAAAGTTCTTCCAGCAAAGAAGGGTAAATAACATGTGCGCAGAATGTGGTTGCAATGCAACAGCAATTGGCAAGTTGAATGACAAGCTAACCGGCAAGCCAACAAAGACACCTTATGGTGAATATGAAGGCGTTGGCGGCTCTAAGTAACTATTAGTTTTAGGAAGGATTTGATATGGCATCAGGAGATGGTCTAAGTACGGTCTATCATTTGAATCGTTTAGCGGGCACCATTGTTAATGGCGTACCACAATATGATTTTAATGGTGCTGCTACAAAATGGTATTTCAACGTGGCTGGTAAAAGAGCATCACGTGGTATTGATGCCCTTAATCAAATCTATGCTTACCGCAATAGCGGTAGGAACATGACTTTGGATACACCTGGCATCCTCAACGCCTTGGCTGGAACCATTGGTTTAGGCGAAGCTGAAGCAGCGGCAAGGATCGTATCGTGACCCAGTTTATTGATGTTATCAATGAAACCCAGTTAGCCCTTACCGGTTACACCAACCGACAAGACCAGGCTACCTACCTAACCTCAGCCCTTTCATCAACGGCTACAACATTTGTTGTGGCCGATGGCACAGTCCTAACCCGTGGTCTTGTAGAGATTGATGACGAACTCATTTGGGTTGACTCATTTGACCGTACTACAAACACAGCGACTGTCCCTTCCTACGGTAGAGGGTTTCGTGATACTAGTGCCGTCACTCACAGTGCTGGTACCCGTGTCACCATTACCCCATCTTTCCCACGTTCAGTTATCCGCCGCAATATCAACCTTGCTATTGATGGCGTTTACCCTGATCTCTTTGGTACTTTTTATACAACCTTTCCTTTCCAAGCAGCAGTAACTACTTACGTCCTTCCACAGGAAGCAGTAGATATTCTTGGCTGTTCATGGCAAACCATTGGTCCTTCTAAGGAATGGCTACCAGTTCGCCACTACCGTGTAGATCGTATGGCTAACCCAACTACATGGGGCAGCGGTAAGACCTTATCAATCCGTGAAGGTATTGTTCCTGGTCGTACAGTCATGGTTACTTACACAAAGAAGCCTACAACATTAGTTTATGACACAGATGATTTTGCTTCTACAACCGGTCTATCTGATTCAGCCCGTGAAGTAATCATCCTTGGTGCTGCCTACCGTACAGCAATGTACCTAGATCTTGGTCGTGTCCCAGCTGCTACCGCTGAAGCAGATGCTCAGCAAGGTAACGATCCAATTGGCTCAGCAGCCAACATTGGCAGAGTTTTACAACAGATGTACCAGCAACGTCTTCTTGTGGAAGTACGTCGCTTGCAAGAGCAATACCCACCTCGTACGCACTACACAAGCTAAGGAAGGCCCATGGCAGTCAATCGTTATTACAGCGCCGTTGCGCAGGATACAACCATCACCAGTGGTATCTCGTCATCATCTACAAGTGTTGCCGTTGCCTCAACCACAGGCTTTCCATCTGTTCCATTTGTACTAGCATTAGATTACAATAACTCTCTTGAGGAACTTGTAACAGTTAGCAATGTATCAGCACTAACCCTTACTATTTCCCGTGCTAACGCTGGTCTTGGATCCGGTACTGTAGGAACAGCAGTTGCTCATGGCGTTGGAGCTACGGTACGCCACGTTATTACCGCACAGGATCTTACGGAAGCACAAACTCATATTGCTGCTACCACTGGAGCACATGGCGTAACTGGCGCTATCGTAGGCACAACCGATACTCAAACCCTTACAAATAAAGATCTAACCAGCACAACCAATACCTTTGGTGGGTTAGTTCTTAACTCAATCGCTTTTAACGCTCAGACTGGTACTACCTATACCTTGGTGGGAACTGACATATACAAGTTGGTTACTTTAAACAACGCAGCGGCTATTACCCTGACAGTACCATCTGGGGTATTTACCACTGGACAATATATTAACGTTCAACAAACTGGTGCAGGCCAAGTTACTATTCAGGGTGATGGAACTTCAACCATTACGGCTGCATCAAATACTTCATCTGCTCCAAAAATTGCTGCTCAATATAATGCGGCTGGAATTATTTGCACTGGCACTAATACCTTTACAGTTGTTGGGGGATTATTTTAATGGCTACTGCTTATGTAGTATTAGGAAACGTTACCCCTACAGCGGCGGGTACTTCTACTCTCGTTACTGGCTCCACTAATGGATCAATTGTAGGCTCTTTTAACGCTTGTAATCGCAGCACATCAAGCGACACAATTCGTATTAGCATCACCAAGTCAGGTGGCTCTGCATATTTTGTTTACTACAACTTTACCCTGCCAGCATATAGCACTCTTCAAGAAGCACCAGGGTGGACATTAGCAACAGGTGATATAATTTCTGTATACTCAACCGTGGGTAGTACTGACTTTATTGCGACAGGAGTAACGCTCTAATGGCTGTTAATCTTATGGTCAATACAGGTACAACAAATACCGTTGGGTTAAATGCACAAACTGGTACTACATATACTTTTGTTGCTGCTGACCAAAACAACGTACTTGTTACCCTTAATAATGCTTCAGCAATTACGCTGACTATTCCACCCAATTCATCAGTTGCTTTTCCAGTAGGAACTATTTTAAACGTAGCGCAAATTGGTGCTGGTCAGGCAACATGGGCTGGCGGTACAGGCGTAACAATTGTTTCAGGTGGCGCTACAGCAGCATCACCTAAATTGCGTCAACAGTATTCAAGCGCTGGTGCAATTCAAACTTCTACAAACACTTGGCTCGTAATAGGAGATATTCAATAATGCCAATTTTCGGTATTCTAGCAAGCAGAATTATTCTGCCACCTTCATATACATTAGCGGCAACAATTAACACTACTCAAAACTGGACTGTTCCATCTGGTGTTGCAAGAATAGCAATTTATGCTTGGGGTGGCGGTGGCGCATCCAATGCTGGAACCATAACATATGGTACTAACGGTGGAACTGGCGGTAATGGTGGTGCTGGTTCAGGTGGAGTTGCTTTTAAAGATTATATTGTGTCATCAGGAACCGTTTATGCAGTAACAGTTGGCGCGGGTGGTTCTGGCGGAAACAGTGGTAGCGCAACAACATTTGGAACTTTATTAAATACTGGTTTTGGAAATTATGCAAGCAGTGGAGCGGCAACTACAAATACTCCTACTTCAAACGTTTCTGGTGCAGTACTTGCTTCTACTGGTAGTTCTGGTACGGGCGGCACAAACAATGGTGGATATAGCAATAACGTTGGCGGTTATGTTGTAAGCAATGGTAATCCTGGTAATTCTGGTGCAGCAGCTACTGCATTAACATTAAGCGGAACTGGACTTACATCATATACAAAAGGCGGCGGCGGTGCTGGCGCAGGTAGCGGTGCTTTGATTTGGACTGCTAACCAAGCAGGACCAGGCGTTGTTACAGTTACGGGCGGTTCAGGTGGAAACGTTGTTGCTGTTGGCGGTTCTGGCGGAAACGCATCATATGATAGAAATAAAGTCCCAGGTCCACAAACTTGGAATGCTGGTGGCGCAGGTGCATCGGGTGGTACTGCTGGTGGTGGTTCAGGCGGTGGCGGTGGTGGTACATCTTATAACGTTGGTAACGCTGTTGGTGGACAGGCTGCTGGTGGAGCAGCCGCTGCTGGCGGTAACGGTCTTGTTTACATTTACACTTCGGCAAACTAGGAGATTAAATGACACATATTGATACTCACGCCCACAGTTTTTTAAATAATGAATATAATGTTATATCTACCAATGTTTTTGAAGATCATAATGTTGATTTATTAAATTCTTTAAAAGACATTTATGCCGCAAATTACATACATTGTTATTGTAATTTTTGTGATTTTAGCATTGATGGAATAGTCTATAAAGACAAACTTTGGCTACCTCAGCCCACATGGACAAAAGATCCAGTGACTGGCAATTGGTTAGTTCCCGATGGCTTTAACCCTGACGGAACTTTAATAACCCCAATAGAACCTTCAACGGATACTACAACACCAATCAATTAAGTATTGTTATATTATTCAATATAATCATTTGTGTTACAATATCTACATATAGTCCAATTGTGCTATATCACATAAGGAGAACATATGCTAGATATTGTTTTTACAGACACGCAAGGAATTGCAGAAGAATTTAAACCAAAGCCAGCTAATTCTTTTATACCAGATTGGTATAAAAACCTATTATCTTACATAGGTGAAGAAAAAAAACCTACTGGAAATGGCAACACTTCAGCAACTATTAAACGATGTATGCCAGTTTTTGATGCAATTGCTGGTGGTTATATTATTACCACATATACTGATATTTTTGTTTCACAAAAAAATGTTGTTGATGAAAATGGTATTTCTTCAGAAGGAACATCACCTTGGTATGAATGGCCTTCATTCAATCCATTATCTTGGCACCCTGTAGAACAAGCACCCAATCATCCAAGTAAAGGTGACATGCCTTCAGGCGCTTCATATCCCAAATGGAATAATCCGTGGGCTATAAAAACTCCACCTGGATATTCAGTTTTATTTATACAACCAATGCACCGTGATGCACCATTTACAATTCTTCCCGGAATTGTTGATACTGATACTTATACAGCACCAGTTAATTTTCCTTTTGTTTTAAATGATTGGAAATTTGAAGGCTTAATACCAGCAGGCACACCAATGGTTCAAGTTATTCCTTTTAAAAGAGATTCTTGGGAAATGGGCATTGGCGAAATAAAAGATTTAGAAGAACAAAATAAAGTATCGGTTAAACTTCGTACTCGTTTTTTTGATTCTTACAAAAATCATTTTAGGCAGTTAAAAGAATATAAATAAACTAAGGAGTATAGGTGGCCGATTCATATTTCCACATATCTGAGCGCCCTGTTGATCCAGTCGGGCAACCAGCTATCAACAATGGTTCTACCTATATCAACACCAGCAACACTTATGACGTAGCCGTTGGTGGTATCCCATTCTTCCTTGGCATTAGCGAGAAGTATCCGTACAAGCGTGAGACTGCCCAGTATCGTAAGCAACAGATTGATATGCAGAAGGAACCAGGCGAGCAGACCCTTACCTCATGGTGGCTTCGTAGCCAATCCTCATTTCACTACGGAGCAGGTATTCGTTACCAAGAGCCTGTTCAGGGCAATGAAGTACCTTATCGTTTTAACAAGTCTGCCGGCGTAGATGTTTTTAACATTGGTAAAGTCCAACTTCTACCCGATGTTACCAAGATTATTGACTCTAGCGATGGAGTTAAACTTGAAGGTGCTACTGATGCCAATGGTGTAGACGTCCTATTGCAAGCATCAAGCGCAACCCTTACCCGCTATACAGCATCAGGATCTACTACCCTTACATGGGGTGGCAGTGGCACAATCCTAGACATTGCCAACGATGGACAGAACTACTATGTAGCTAACGCTACTGGTATTTACAAAGGCCCACTCACCGGTGGATCTAGCGGAACCCTTATCTTTACCCACCCATCATCAGTAGGCACAGTCACGACAGTCAAAATGAACTGGGTTAAGCAACGCATTATTGCTGGCGTGAACAACTACTTATTTGAGATTACCCCCATTGCTTCTTATAGTGTTGTGGCTGGTCAATTGGCAAACAACGTTGCCACCCTTAAAACATCTACAGCGCATAATTTTTCAGTTGGTTCTCAAGTAACAATTGCTTCTGTAAGTGCTACATTTAATGGAACATTTAGTGTAAGCGCAATTCCATCAACAACAGAGT